ACCAAGAAGAAGATTCAAATCCCGGCATCGATAGTCAGGGAGATCGAGTCAGGCTCTGCGTTCACCGAGGAGGGGATCAGGAGGCTCGCGAGGGAGTTCGAAAAAGACACGGAGATTCACCTTCAAGGTGAGTGCATGATCAGGATCGTGGACAACATGCTCCAGGGAATCCTCCACTACACCTCCTCTGTCTACCACTCTCTCATACAGAACTACTTCACGGAGAGAGCCAAGGACGCTTTGAACGAAGCAATCATGGAGAAGGCTCTCAACTACTTCCTTCCAGACAGAAAGGAGGAGGCCAGGGCAGCTCTCACGCTCTTCAACTCCAGGTTCGAGCGCATCCAGAAGAGGGAACGTCGAATGTACGAGGACGGTAGGCCCTCCGAGGAGATCGCTGAAGAGGTCGGGTTGATGAGGCAAGAGGCGTCTGACAGCAGATCACTGCTTTCAGGTCTGCTCATGGGCGAGTCGAAGAAGTCTGGTCTGGTGCCGAGCTGGAGCGTGACGTATCAAAACGCCGCCTCGTCAGACGACACGAGCATCGCCATCGACGTGATCCTGACCGGACCTTCTGCGTTTCTCACGAAAGGGGGGGATGTGGCTGAGTCCGTCCTCTCGAAGCTGATGGTTGCGAAGAGGAGATATTACAAGAGGCTTGGTGTGGAGGAGAGCACCTCGAAAAGCTCGGTCGGGAACTTCAAAGACGTGATGGAGTTCAACAGCAAGTGGTACGAGGGCCCCATCGTGGTGGACGTGTGGCTGAAGGCCGTGCTCTCGGCTATGATGGCGCCGCCGCCCACAGGCTTCTCCGAGATGCAGAACCACTACGTCAACGGGAGATCGGCTGTGATCGCAGCCGGAGGATCAGTGGAGCTCGCCCAACAGATCAGGATTGCTCAGGCAGTCGGTCACCAGAAGATCCTCGGGTGCGACATGAGCGACATGTTCGAATACCTCGAGGAAGACATCAGGAAAAATCCTCACGTGCTCCTCGGCAAGTTCGAGTACGAAAAGAACAACGCGCTCTGCGGGCTGCTCCCGAGCTTCTTGATCCACTACCAGTGGCTCGGCGACTCTGAGACAAGGAAGACAGAACAGGCCCTTTCTATGACTGTGCAGCACGAGATGGACCCTTCTGGTGTGATGGCGCTCGGGATCAGGGTGGAAGTGGGAAACGGTCTTCGAAACAAGGAGTCCATGCTAAAAAGCAAGAAGCTGCTCGACAAGTTCCAGGCTGGAGTGCTTAAAGGGGACAACCCCAAGGAGGCTCTCGAGGAGCACGCTATGACTTTCCTTACGAATA